CGCTTAGTGAGCGTCTAAATTCTTATCACCATACGTGCTTCATCGATTAGATATCTTTCAAACTAATCCAAAGACGGGGGTCTCTGTTTTAAGCAGGACTCCCCTGTACCCTCCGCTTTCGCGGTGGCCTCGGGGGTCGCTGAACTTATTTATTCGTTCAGCGTCTCATAACTTTACAACCTTACACCCGACTTGTTTCAGTCACGCTTCTAACGCTCACTGGCCTGTCATTCAAGGTACTATACTAAATTAGTACCCACTGATTTGATAGCGCTAAGCGCTACCATAAGAGCCGACAGACAATCGGTCTAGGTTTGTACATCATGAGAAACGTACTCTTGCAATAGTTTCCGCTCTAGCGGAGTCCCAACAACCTTGGGATAAGAGTTACCAAGTCTCATCCGGGGTAGGAGCGTTAACTCGCTCTTATTAAAGGCATGACGCCTCTGGGTACCGTCTAGATCAGAGAAAGTGGGTTTTCACTTCCCCATCTTTGAACTTCGAAGAGAAGTATTCAAACTCAAGGAATTGATCTCGCTAGCTCCGGTTAGAACTAGGGAATTCGTTTCCCTTAGAAAGAAAACTAATCTTGAAGAGTATGGCTTATCGTCAGTCGAGTCAGCCACTTGGATTTGGCTGTCCAAGTGACCCCTTTCATAAATATATACTGGTTACCGGGTGAAGAGAAGATCTCTTTTATGCTTGTGGCCTCGCCAGCCTCAGCTCACCCCTAAACTACATATAACATCCCGCGTGAATCTTACCACCTCTTCAGGTTGGATAAAGATCTAATCGCCTTGAGAAAGGCAGACTGATGAGTGAAATGAGCAATGTACTTAATACATTACTCAAAAACTCAAATAGTACTGATTTGATAAAGACCAAAGATTCACTAAAGCCGAAATAAAATATATAGCAAGTTTGGTAAGGACAGAAAATTGCACCTAGTCTCGGAATTACTTCCGAGCCTTAGAGAATTTTAACCAATAGCGAAGAATCTTCGTTGGTAACTTAAGAGGAGGTGAATCCTCACGGCGAACTGCCATAGGGTAGTCCGTCTGTATCATTGAAGCTTCTTGCTCATATCTAAAGACCTGCTCAATGAACAGGTCTAAAGACTCAATTGTAGGGTCTCCGGAAACAGAGTCCCATGGGAGTTTATCCCATGATAAATCTGACTCATGAAGAGTCGAGTTTATCTCCAATTGAGATGGCCATAACAAGCTTTGGATCTCTGCTTGTATTGTATCAATTCTCCAGTGTTTAACTTCGTAAAGTCCAGTTGTGTCATGACCGAAAGGGCCATGTTTTGGCCTAAAGGTCTGCCAGTCCCGATCTTTTGTCGGGTCCAGCATCTTCACCACTTCGAGGACAAGGTCCCGAAGAGACTGAAGAGAGACTTTGGCTGCCGAATGACCTTGAGAGGTCATCAGCACCCAAGAACTGAACTTATCGAAGGATATACTAGAGACCCCAGGGTAAGATAGAAACACAGTAAGTGTTTTCATCCGTGAGGACATAGACTCTAATCTAGATTTGATTCTAGATAGAGCCTTATATCCGAACCCCCGGAGTCGGTACACACGAGCTATTCCCACCTCTAAACCTCCAAAGCGGTCGAGCAGCGACAGAAGCCCATATAGGGAAACTGAAGCTACATCGAGCTCTCTAAAGGATAAAGGAGACAGATCTTCCCCTCGGTGATAGTATCTTTTTGCAAATTCAAAGGAATCCTTAGAAACCAATGATTTCGCAAAATTGATACCAACACCAAGGTCTGCCATTATAACGCAGTAATGATTAGCAACATCCTTATCAAAGATAACGATGTCGTCTCCTAAAACTACATATAATCGGAACCACGCCCGGTGTCCTGCTCTAAACGCAGCGAGTTGTACGATAAAGTGATGAGTAAGTGCCAGCATCGCCCAAGAGGACAATGCTCCCATAGGTTGACCTACACTGTAATGAACAGTTTTGGCCACGTGGAAACCACGCCTACGGGCGGCTACAGGAACAGCATAAGCTCGATCAACTAAGATCTGAGCCCATAGCTGGCCTGCTCCTGGAACTAAGTTATTAACTAACATAGCCTGTAATAAAACAGGGAGGCGATCGGTAGCGGCGGATAAATCGTAACAGAAGGCTGGAAGGCCTAACTGAGACAACTTATTCGCATACCGAACTCCTCTTTCTTGGTCAAACGTAGCATCTTGTCTAATCTTTCTCAGAAGAGAAAAGATAAACAGATGTAGTGGCTTAAGTAAAACTTGAGTCCACCAATCAACCATGGCAAACACTCTCACTTTACCCGGTTCATCTTTCAATCCCAGTTTACCTAAGTAAGCAGGAATCAAACGATGTAGGAATGGGATTTTAAGTCCTTCGTCCCCTATCGAGATTAAGGAACGCATCAAAGCGTCCCCACCTTCGAATAGGGTTGCAAACTTAGACATTAAGCCAAACAAGTTCTCATGCTTGTCTGAGCGTAAAGCCATTGCTTGCATAGTAAGAGCAGCTGTGGAATTATATAATAATATTTTCACAGTACCACTCTTATTAACGACAGGACGGTACTCAGTACCAGGCCCTGATTTAGAAATAAAGAAAGGTTTAACTTTCGATAATTCTAAGCCCTCCATCGACTTCTTCAAATATCCAAAGAAGATGGGAAGAAAACTAATGTAAGGAATTACATTAAACTCTTTACCTGGGTTGGTAATCGTTGATAACTTCAACGGTCCCCTATAATCCAACACTCTATATAGAGAAGTTAGAGTTAAGTAGAACCGAAGAACCCGTGGATTACCACGCCGAAGTTCTTTACGCGCCTGCCTAGGCAGGAACGTAGGTAAACCTCGACCACTGAACGACACTCTAGCGGTCCCAAGAGCGAATGAGTTTGGAAGAGGGTTACCCCCTCCAAACCGCATCAAAGCAACATTCGCAATCTTGAGAACGATAGCAAGGCCAACATAGCCTTGATGTCGTTTCACCTTCCGTACAAAACGTGCAAAGTCCACAATATATAAAATCCAGGTACGACCTGACCGACCAAACAAGACGATTGGCACCTGGTTAAGGTAACCAATTGCCTTGTTTTGTATCTTAAAGATACGTTGCCATTCAGTAGCTACACCTAAACGCGACACCAAAGTATGAGAATACTTCCGGATCGAATAAAGTGTACGTTTCATTTTCATTATTTAATTTTGATTATGGAACCCTACCGAATCCTAGTCCCCAGGCCCCGCAAAGCGGGCTCTGGCTAGAGGCAACCCCCCATAGGGTAAGTCGGGTAGACCGTGAGGTTACCAAACATAATTAATTAACTATCACCACTGTTTATCAGACAGCAGTGCGTCAACCCCGTTATTACGGAATTAAGCGACATCGGATTTCGCTCCAATTCGAAGTTTGATAGGCTTCGAAGAGGAAAACACCGAGGCGCCTAATGCGCAACAACTATTATGACTACTATAGTCGTTAACTTGTTTGTTGCCTCTCATACCTAAGTATGATGGGATTCGCATTAGAGTTTAGTGAGCAGATAGACCAATTAAGGTCCATCCGACACCAGTCAGCAATGACTTCTGCCGGCGAGCTACCGAAGTAGC